AAACTCATTGTTCTTCAAGCGACAGTACTCAGCTTTTACGTGAACCTATTGACCAAGGCGGGGCATGACCCTGACGAGATCATGCAGATCACGAAGCAGGGCATCATGGCGGTACGTGATGACCGCAAGAGGAGCGCGGCATGAAAATCTGTTTTGTGTGTTCTGTTTGTAAGTCTGCCGAGGTAGTGGCGGACGCCTATGCCGAGTGGAATATGGAAGCCCAGATATGGGAATTAAATAACGTGTTTGAATACAGTGGCGGCTATTGCAATGCCTGTGACGGCCCTACTCGTTTGGAAGAAAGGAAGTGTGATGAGTGAGCGCGGCAACGAGAAATCAGCATTGGTCGGCGATGGTTACGACCACTTTGTAAAAGTGCGGGTGACAGGATATGTCACCTACCGCTTTCAGAACAACATGACAGAGGGCGAGTTTGAAGATTGGGCCGAGGCCAACGTAGACCGGTTCGACCAGATGACGAACCGGTCTCTCGACCGCATCGACTATCACCTTATCGAAATCGAAACCCGCCCACTCAAACGCAAGCAAGCATAGAAAGGACCGCGTATCATGGCAAAGTTTGCAACAGGCACCATCGACTACAAGTTTGACGACCTCCCGATCTACATCTTGAAAGCGGACGGCACGAAGCAGTACCGACTTGTGGAAGGAGAGGCCGAGATCAACTACTCAGCCTCTACCTACCAAGACGAGGCGGGTGAGTCGTGGGTTTGACGCTCCATATATTTTGCAGCATTGCAAGGATGGGTGGCTTACCAAGTTAAATACGTTTGCAAAAATACAAGCCCTTTTCATTTGCCATGCAATTTGTTGGGGTCTCCACAGTCCTTTGGTCTGAAACCTGCTGGTTTTGCATACCTTGAGTTCGATCCAGAATTCACCTCTGTCAGAACAGCCGTTTAGATCAGGAATTCCGCTTCCAACACGCGCCTCAATTCGCGTCCAATGGACCTTATCGGACGTGGATTTCTTAATAGATTGCCAGATCGCGGATTCAGTCTTCATCTTCTAAATCCATGTCCGAGCCTTCGGTCAGGTCTTCAATATCGTCGTCTTCTTCGAGTTCAACGGCCTCCATATCAATGGTTGGCATCGTAGTATTTGCCAGAACAGGGAACTCAGCTTGCAGCCTTCGTATCTCTGACAGCACTTCATCCCGCGACATCTGGTCGATCTTTCCAACAAGGATTTCCGATCTGGTAATATACAGACCCGCAGCCTGACCTCTGGCCTTCTCCGCCGCGACCGCCGCAGTGAAGTTTTTGCCATCCAATGCCAAGTCCCTGATCTGGGCCATCCGCATCACATGGTTTTCAAAAGTCACCTCGTATTTCTGTGCCAGTTCTTCCTTGATCTCTTGCACACGCTTCAAAACAAGCGGGAACCTCTTGCCAGACATGAAGTGCGAGGCAGCATTGCCGGGATTTTTAAACCCTGCCAGACGTGCAGCCTCGGTCTGCGTGACATCCTCGGTTGCATAAATCTTTGCAAACTTTTCCTGCCGTTCTGTCAATCCGAGTTCCCGCCTTGGGTCAACAATCACCCTCAGCGAGTTCGTAGGCACCTTATGAGTTCTCTTTCCACGGGGCATATCACGTCTCCTTGCCCTTATACCTAGTCAAGTTCTGTTGACACATCAAGACGGTCCAAACAGTTTCCCTATAAGAAAGTGACACTTATCAAGCTAAGTGATTGATAATATTGAGTATAGCCCTATATCACCGGTTTGGAGATCGTTTTTCCAAAAATAATTCTACAACCGGAGCCCTCTAAGACTAAGTGCTAAGTCATTGAATATATTGATATATCAACCTATATAATTGTAAGTCATTGAATATATTGATATATAGCCGATATACGGGGTATGACAAATAAACACAAAATAAAAAAACACGATTTTGCCGAAAAGTGCTGATATCGACTATATCAATATATTCAAAGACTTACAATTATATCACGACTATATCTCCCTTCCTTATAGAGAAACCCCTATATTTCTGGACCAAGGTCGGAGGACGGAGGTCGCCCCACCACCCCCCACCACCCCCTAAAATAATCCGTCAACCCCGCTTGACACCACTTCCCACACCTGTTACACCTATATCCACGGTCAGATGACCGCGAACCTTTATCACTGGAGAAAGTGTGATGACTGAAGACACTATGTACCACGACTGCGCCCGTCTTGAGGACGAACTCAAACTTTGCGTGTTGTCTTATTTGGAAAAGAGCAAGACGGACAGCGGCGATAAACTCATTGTTCTTCAAGCGACAGTACTCAGCTTTTACGTGAACCTATTGACCAAGGCGGGGCATGACCCTGACGAGATCATGCAGATCACGAAGCAGGGCATCATGGCGGTACGTGATG